GATGCATTGTAATAATTTTGTTTTTCCTCTGGTGTCTTTTCGACAACCGACCACTCAAGATGCCACTTGTCACCTGCATAGGTGGGCGTGTCTGCTCGAACGGCTCTGTAGGTCGTTTCGTCGATGGGTGGGGCGGCACCAACGACCACCTCAAATACCTCATAAGAGGCAAGCATTTCATCAGGTATGCGGCGAGGGAAAGATGTCTGCGGATTGTCTTTGTGCAAGTCTCCAATAGTATAAGGAAACGTTGTGACTTGTCCGTCTTGTGTTTTTGTGTAGGTCATAGTTGTATCTCCTTATGGCGTGATATCTATACGTTCTTCCGTGAGGACGGCAGGTGCGTCTGTCAGTACAGCAACAGCGTCTGTTAAAACGGCGGGCGCATCGGTGAGTACGGCCAGTCCGTCTGTTAAAACGGCGTATGCATCAGTAAGTACGGCAGCTTCATAAGTAAAAGAGCCGTATGTCCCTGTCCCAGAACCATCGGGCGGCAGTTTAGCGATGAGAACGTCATTGCCGCCAGCGCCGTCTGAGGCGGTCCAGCCCGTCACAATGATGTTGTCAGCCGAGTCTATGGCTACGGCATAGCCGACGTCATGTGCTGTTCCGCCTAGAGTCCGGTCCCATTGCAGAGCTCCTGCAGAGTTGTACTTAGCAATGAGAAAGTCAACGCCGCCAGCGCCGTCTGAGGAGGTCTGGCCCACCACAATGATGTTGTCAGCCGAGTCTACGGCTACGGCATAGCCGTAGTCAGATCCTGTTCCGCCTAGAGTCCGGTCCCATTGCAGAGCTCCTGCAGAGTTGTACTTAGCGATGAGAAAGTCATCGCCGCCAGCGCCGTCTGAGGCGGTATAGCCCACCACAATGATGTTGTTGGCTGAGTCTATGGCTACGGCTCTGCCGAAGTCATTTGCTCCGCCGCGTAGAGTCCGGTCCCATTGCAGAGCTCCTGCAGAGTTGTACTTAGCGATGAGAACTTCATTGCTGCCACCGCGGTAGCCTCGGCCCACCACAATGATGTTGTCAGCCGAGTCTATGGCTACGCCGTAGCCGTAGTCATTTGCTGTTCCGCCTAGAGTCCGGTCCCATTGCAGAGCTCCTGCAGAGTTGTACTTAGCGATGAGAACGTCACTGCTGCCAGCGCCGTCTGAGGAGGTCCGGCCCGTCACAATGATGTTGTTGGCTGAGTCTATGGCTACGGCAAAGCCTTGGTCCTGTCCTGTTCCGCCTAGAGTCCGGTCCCATTGCAGAGCTCCTGCAGAGTTGTACTTAGCAATGAGAATGTCCCTGTAGCCAGCGCCGTCTGAGTAAGTCTGGCCCACCACAATGATGTTGTCAGCCGAGTCTACGGCTACGGCAAAGCCTTCGTCATTCCCTGTTCCGCCTAGAGTCCGGTCCCATTGCAGAGCTCCTGCAGAGTTGTACTTAGCGATGAGGAGGTCAAAGTCGCCACCGCCGTCTGAGGAGGTCCGGCCCACCACAATGATGTTGTCAGCCGAGTCTATGGCTACGGCATTGCCTTCGTCAGTTCCTGTTCCGCCTAGAAGTGCGATCCAACCAACAACCTCGCGGTCAGCAGCAGCCTGTAACATCTTTGTGCTAATACCGCTCATGCCATTGCATCCCCAGCTTGGAAGCCGTAGTAAGTCGTCCCACCATCAATTGTGAAAAATACAAACACGTCCGTCTCGCCGTTCGCGGGCGCATCAGGTGCAGTGCCGCCAGCCCAGTCAACCGAGGCAGGCCAATTTATTGTGATGGTCGCAGATGGCGTCACCTTCAACGTGAAGCCGTAGGCAGTGCCAGTGGCAGGCGGATTGCTGAGCACATAAGTCACATTGGCGGCAGGTGCATCCGAGAACACGTTGCCCGTGGATAGATCAATAGTTCCAGATGTGACTGTCCCCACGGTCTCGTGGTAATTAACCCGAAGTAATGGATCGGGCACCGTTGCGTCTGACCCGGTGGGGCCTGTGTCGCCCTGCGGTCCTGTCGGTCCTATCGGCCCAAGCGTACCGGGATCACCTTGGATACCCTGTGGACCTGTCGGACCTACGGTACCTTCGGTACCGTCAAGACCGGCTGGACCAGTAGGGCCAGCGACTGTAGAGTCAGCGCCTGCGGGGCCAGTATTGCCAGTAGCACCGGTCGGGCCGGTCGGGCCAGCGACTGTAGAGTCCGCACCTGTAGGGCCAGTATCGCCGGTAGCACCGGTCGGGCCGGTCGGGCCAGCGACTGTAGAGTCCGCACCTGTAGGGCCAGTATCGCCGGTATCGCCGGTAGCACCGGTCGGGCCGACTACAGTGGAGTCTGCACCGGTAGGTCCTGTTGGGCCGGTCGGGCCTGCGCCGCTTGGACCTGTTGGTCCGACGACCGTTGAGTCAGCACCAGTAGGGCCAGTCGGTCCAACGTCACCGGTCGGGCCGACTACAGTGGAGTCCGCGCCTGTAGCGCCTGTGGGCCCCGCTGCACCGGTAGGGCCGACAGGCCCGGCGATTGTGGAGTCAGCACCTTGTGGGCCGGTAGGGCCAGTCGTGCCCTCGGAACCGTCAACACCAGCGGGGCCGGTAGGGCCGGTAGGGCCTGCGACACCAATAGGGCCGGTCGGGCCACCGGGGAGTCCGTCAGCACCAGTGGGCCCCGTGGGCCCCGCGATACCATCCGCACCGTCAATACCTTGGGTGCCCTGTGGTCCTGTCGGGCCAGTGGGGCCGACGCTTACACTACCTGCATTGATCCAAGCCATTACACACCATCCCAAATATACAGGTTGCCGTCTGCTTCAACGAGGTACGCATCGTTCACCTCGTTCCCCGTCGCCGGGAGATCGGCAAAGGTTGCTACAGAACCCTTAAATACGATCGACGTGCCCTGCGGGCCGGTCGGGCCAACGATCCCGCCATATGGCAGGCTGAGATACGCTGTCGTGCCGTCGCCGACTTTGAACTGACCAGTGTCTGTCTCTAACACAAACTCACGGTCCGCGAGGACCGGGTTGAACGAGGTCCAGCGGGCGAGCGTGTCGCCCCTGAAGGACAGCTGGAATACAGATGCACTGATCGTGTTCATGTCTGGGCGCTCCCGAGGTCAATCTTAGCCCCGCCGGTGTAATCCGTCTCAGCGTTGCCCGCGTCGATCAGCGTCGACAGCACAGGAGCAACACCGACCCAGCGGTCGCCAACAGAATAGTGCATGAGGTTGTCCTCACCCGCAACCACTGCGCCCTTGTACGCCAAAGGGTCCAGCTCGATAGGCGTGGTGTAGACCAAGGACCGGCCGACGGCGCGCTCGCGCCCGGATGCAAACTTTACGCTGCTCATGTAATCACCGTGTATTCTTCGCGTTGGTTGAGGACATAGGACAGATTGGCGATTGCGCCTTGAAAGTTCTCGGTCTTGAGGTCCAAGCGCTCCCCACTGCGCAGGTTCTGCTTGCCAAGCTCAATGACGGCAAAATCGTTCGGCGGGATGTCCATCCGGTTCAGGATCAAAAACTCAACGCCGTCTGCGTCCACGATCCGCGCCGACAGCTGCAGTGTCTCTGTTGCGTTGTTGGTAACCATCAGCGAGGTCAGCAGCGCTACGGCCTCGATAGTACGCTCAGGGTTGGGGCCAACCGCAGGGATTAGGTAGTCCGGCGTCTCCAAGACCGTCGTGTAGAACGACGGGATAACGACGCGGGCTACGTTAAATAGGTTGAGCGGTGGGCGGGGGGTTGTAATCGTAGGCATGTCAGGCTCCTAATGCTTGGATAAGCGGCAGAGTAATGTTCTGCACGCCACGTGAAAACGCCTGCCCCTCGACAGTGCCGCGTTCGAAGTCTACCCGCAAGTCATCCCCGAGGTAGGTGTCCCCGAGCTCAGTCGAGAACGTGGCGTATATCCGGCCGCCTTCCAGTTTAAGGTTCGCAAAGGCTGGGTCGACAGCCTCACCCGTGCCACGCTGAGAGAACGGCAGCGAGTTGTAGTTCACCCCCGAGCCGACGTAGCTGAACTGTTGCCCAGTTGCTTCGACCACAGACGGGAACCCCAGTGTAGGTGGCGTCTCGACATTGGTCTTGATGAGCGTAATCAGCGAGTCCAGCATGTCCTCAGCCGGAGAGGTCAGAGCACAGCGTGCGAGGATTCGTGCTTGGATGATCTCCCAGCTGCGCAGGAATATTGGGAGGAGCCCAGCGTCGAAGTGGTACTCAGCGTTCCAGTTGAACAGGCCCTTCACAAAGAACTGCGCCCCGCGGTCTTGCCCAGACCGGAAGTCGTCCGACAGCTGCTTGAGCAGCGTGGCGGCGTCGCGGCGCGTCAGCGCCTCGTTCTCAGCGCTGAAGTTCTGTACTGCCACAAACTCGGCAGCGAGCTGTGCGTACATCTCCTCGATGATCGTAGCCTGTTGCTCAAGGATTGCGTCTGCTGTTGCAACGTAGACGCCGCGCGGCTGCCCGACAGGGTCAGGGATGCGGATCGTGTTGCGGAACCCAGTCGCCACAAGCGCGTAGTCCCCGAAGGTGTTGTTGGAGTTGGCGACCGTAACCTGCCCGCCATCGAGACACCACAGGCCGTAGCGGCTCCAGTTCGTGAACACCGACACAAGCTGCACAAACGCGTTGCGTTTAATCAGGTAGGCGTAGCCGTTCGGGTTGATCCCTGTAAAGCTGTCGACCACCACGGACCGTAGCGGCGAGGAAGGCGCAAGCACAGACCCGTCGGCCAGCAGGTTACCGCCGCCGCGCGGCATGAGCGGGTTACCCGCTGCACGGTCGATAGGCAGCGTCAGCTGGTCCTGCGTGAAGTTGTGCAGCATAGAGCAGTCAGAGATGTACGGTGAACGGATGATGACCGCACCGGGCTTAAACACAAACGCAAAGCCTTTCGTGGGTGGGTAGTCGTACTTGGGTTCTATGGCGACCCCAGCTATCTTGCGATACAGCTCCGAGCCGACAGTAAAGTAGCCCCGCTCAGCAACTGCTGCGAGGCCGGAGTCTTCGTTCACGTAGTCTGGCGCTGAGTCATGCTGCAATCCGGTAAACGTAAACCCGCGGACTTTGACGCCGCTGTTCAACAGGAACATGTTGTTCTGTGCCAAACCATTGGGCAGCGACAGCTTCGTTGCACGTAGGTCGTACCCGTACAGCAGGCAGTTCACAGGGACTTCTGTGTCCGGCTGAACCGTATACTCACCGGGGTAAACAATCACACCACACGGGACTTCGAGCGCCGCGGCTTTTGCAAGCGCCGCGCCAATAGTCGCCAATGAGGCGCCGAGGCTAGTCCCCGTGTTTGCATCGCTGCCGCCCATCGTCACGTAGAAAGTGCGCTCTACAGTGTACGAATCAGCAACGCCAGCCCCAGCAGGGATCATACCTGCAGGCCACTGGAAATCGGACGGGATGACGAGGTTGTCGGCCGACACGACGAGCGGCGTTGGCAGCGCGGTTTGCGTTAGGGTCAGCGTGTCAAGGTCAGTCTCATGTCCGACGCCATAGGTACGGTACCATGCGATGCCGTAGCGGGCTGAACTGGGGACATATACGTCGTAGGCTTCACCGCCCGCGAAGCCGACCGAATAGGCGAACTCCCGGCGCAGCGAACTTACGAGCAACGTGTTGTCTGAATGGACAACCGTCTCGCCGATCTTGTTGTTGAACCCGTTGTACCAGTCGATGCCAGCGGTGATCCCGTCATTCGCGGGGTCGCCACTATCTTTAAAGCGTTGGTACCCGCCGCGGAAAGTGTATGTTTGGCCCGCTTCGAGCGGCACTGAGTACCTCATGGCTGCCATGCCAAGCCCCGTGAAGCGGTATACTTTACCGTTCAGGCCAACAGCGTTCGCGCCACCAGATAGATTGAAGTAATCGGGTGCGTCGCCGGGGCGGTGTTCACGGAAAAGCTCCGAAGCCTTCTGCACCTGAGCTGTCGTACTCGTGAGGTTCCCCACGGTGACGCGGAGCTCGACAAGACTGCCGGGGTTGAAGGCTTGCGGGATTGTCTCCTCAGCGCCACGCTCAACGGTCAGTACGTCGCCCGCGCGAGCGGTGACGTTGACAATCTCAAGTAAGCCGTCGGCCGAAACGAGTGTGGCGAAGAAGCTATCAGTGCCGCTAAGCGTAGGGAACGCAGCCCCGGTGCCCGCGGTCAAAGCAAGCTGGGTATCCATATCGGTAACAGCCGCGGCAAGAAACCCACGAGCGTTATTCTTTAATTTTACCACCATGGGTGCACTCCATTATCACGCGAACGGGCGCATCTGCACCGTCATGCTACCGCGCATATTGCCGAGATTAGCACGCGCACGGCGTTCCGTCACGTGCGAAAGATATTGCTTGGCGTGGTACGCTGCCAGCTCGCGGTCCCCCCAAGTCTCGTTCGGTAAGACGAGCAGCTCCTGCAGCGCCCCGTGGAACATGACTTCCTCCAGTTCGTCGAACAAATACTGCTGCATACCAGTGGCGGACCGCTTGGGTTTCAACGCGTATATGAGGCGCAGCGTGTACGGTTTTGCGTCATCGGGGAGTGGCAGCACGATGAACTGATCCGGCGTCAACTGCGTAAACGCCCGGGGCTCAGTCGCTGCCTCCAACGCATCGGCAGGCATTTGGAACGTCGCACCGGCGTTGAGGGGTTCTTCGTTGTACGCGGCTTCGTTAAGCGCCCCGCTCGTAGTCCACAGCTGGTCAAACGGCACCCCGCCGTACAAATCAGCCCACGCGGGGTACTGGTACAGCGCCTCCTCCAGCGTGAGCCTGCTTAGTGGGTAGTCGTTGACCGCAGCACCAAACACCGAGTGTACGTCGGTATTCTCTGGCTTACGGTAAAAATACTGATGCACCCCGGGGCTCAGATTGTAGGGGGTCTCCGCGTGCCGCCACACCAAAGAACGCTCGCACGCGCGGACCGCAGCGTTGCGAATCGCCTGCTCCATGAGCGGCTGAGGGCAACCGGGCACGCTGGAGTTTACCCTTGGGATAAGCGACGCGAACGATCTGTCTGCCATTATACCACCCGCTTCGGATCGAGCGATCCGGCATCTGTGTCTGTGAGCTGCTGCATCTGCATGTCTGACTGCATACCCTGCGTGAACATATCAGAGAACAGTTTTGCGCGTCCAGAGTTGATATGCTCATCGTCAATAGACTGCGTCAAGAACACAGTACCGTCGATTATAAGCGGCATGTAAGCCGCCACAGGGGCAGCTATAACGTCGTCCATCCCATACATCGCAGGCGTGGCCACGTATTCACCTACCAACACGACCCCGCTCTCAGGTGGTGGGTAGAGGAAAAACATATTAGGGCTGCGCACATGGCGCATGTAGTTGACGGGCTGCCCGCTAGGGGACGACCGCCAGCTTGGTAGCGTCTGGTCCAGAGAGTCTTTGTTGACCTCTGTTAGGATGTTGCCACCCTTCACATTGTATATCTCTACCAGCCGGACACCGCCGGCCGGTACAGTTTGGATCGACGACCCCGCGACAGTGGGTATGTCCTGCACCACGATAAAAAGATCGGGGCGGTACATAACCATGCGCCGCAGAGTCTGGTTCACAAAGCCAAGCAAATCCACATCCGTATACCGCACGGGAACACGGCTGTCGTTGACGAGCTTACGGACTTCAGAAATGATGTCGGCTGGTGTCATTCAGGTAAATCTCTCGATGCGTCAGCTTCAAGCTCTGGCGAACTATACTCTGGTTCCGCCGGGATGTCGTCTGTAGAAACGTCAAGTGGTTTCTTCTTGTTCGACGCAGCTTTTTTGACCAGTTTCTTGGGGATGAACTTCTCGGGGAAGGCTTCTTCCTCGGTCACTTCAAACAGCTGCGGGTGTTTGGAGAGGTCTTGTGCCCACGGGAATATGTACCCATCAGCACGGTGCTTTAGCCATTTAATCATTGTTTCTTCCTTTTTCCGGAGGGGGTAACCGGCCATGATTTACGGGCCGGACTGGTTTTCTTGGCCTGCGCCTTGACGCTCGACCAAAGCGATGGGTTGGTCGGCTTGGGGGAACCTTTGTCTGCCATCAGCACTTCCACGCTCTGAGGGATTTATTGATCCGGCTGTTCGGGTCGTTGGCGGTCTTGGCAGAGGTGAGCTTTTTCTTCATGCCCTCCATCCGCGCGCAGAACGACTTCTTACGCGAGCCGCCCTCAGGCTGCGGGGCCTTGAGTCCCGGCTTACCCGGGTTGGCCTTGTTGTAGGACGCGCGCCCCTTGGCGTTCAGGCCCCCCTTCGGGTCCTTGCCTTCCTTGCGGGTCCAAGCAGGGCTCTTAGCCATTACGCAATCCTATTCACTACGAGGATAACCGCAGGTATCACTGGGCGGTTGTAGGGCACAGTCTGTGCATCTACATGGTGCAAAGTCACCCCGGCGTTTTCCACAGCAACGACGACTTCAAGGTACTGCCCCGCTGTGACTTGTAGGAGTCCGGTAGCAGCCTGACAAGTAACGCCGCCGTCAGAAGACTTGGGTATCACCAGCTCAGACGCTGAGTTCGGGATGTCCGTACCGTTCAGTCGGAACCACACCTCCGCGTCGTGGTCATTGTTATCGGTGTTCTGAAACTGAAGGCGGGATGTAATCTCGTACACCCCTGCAGCCGCAAACGTGATCCGCGTACTGCTCGTGACCGACACCCCAGCTGCAAGCCCGGTTGTGTCGAACTCTACAACTGTAGCTGTATCTGCAGTAAATGTCTGGTCGCTGAGGTCGTAGAAGATTCCGTGCGCCCGCCCGGTCACGTCGCCAAAGGCCACGCTGATTGGGTCTCCGGGCTGCAGCGCGCTATCAGCCAGCGCACCCTGCGCGGCTGTGGCGAAGTCGCCTGTGTCATCCAGCGCAGCAGTCCCGAGACCAAGCTCAGCCCGCGCCTGCGCGGGGTCAGTAAAATCTATCTTGGGGATAACCACCGAGCCAGTCCCATTGGGGCTCAAGGTGATGTCACCGTTCTCGTCAATGCTGCTGATCGTGTTGCCCGCGATGCGTACGTTGCCAGCCGAGGCGGACACTGTACCGACCTTCAGGGCTGTGGCAACGCCCGTGCCGCTGTAGACGACCTTCTCGGTAGCCGCCGGCCCGCCGTCGACGTGCAGCAGCTGGCTGTACGTGTCTTTGATTTTGTTCGCTGTCAGGTTGGTAGTCATCGCGCACACCCCAAATGGTAGGTGGGGCCCCGAAGGGCCCCGACCGTTATGTTACGTTTGGAATCGTGCCGAGATCGGCACCCATGTTGACCACGGCCAGCGACACTTTGATGCGAGCTGCATCGGTAGCGGCTGTGTTGACAGTCAGCAGTACGCCTGTGTCGACTGCAGCGTAGTACGCACCCGTGGTCAGGCCCGCGGTAGTGCCAACTGCCGCGTTCAGGTCCACGTCGTTGCCCCAGAGCGCGGGAGTACCCGTCACACCAAGGTCGATGGTAGCTACTGCGCCTTCAGCACGTACAACAGTGACAGAAGCAGCCACCACGTACGCACCTTTGGGGAGCGTACCGATCACAAGCGTGTCGGTGGCACCCAAGGCAGCCGCGCTCGCAGCAGCACGAGCCGCTGCAATCTTGGCGAAATCAATGTCGATTTCGATTACGCTTACGCGGTCAGTGTAATTGGCCGCGAAGCCAGCGGAGTTCTTATAGAACCCCAGAGAGTCAGTATAAGCAACCATCTATAGGTCCTCCTTACGAGAAGTTGACGACTGCAGTCGACAAGGCTTCAGGCTTCACAACCTGATACCCGTAGACCTGCAGGCCGCGAACGATGTTACCGAAGGTCGACTGCGCACGCAGCGTCTCCATCTCCGTCATCTGTGTGGCGAAGGTGAAGCCCATCTTGTGCCCCGCGATCAGCGACGTGTTACCGGCGGTGACGTTGAGGTTGTGCGACACATAGAGAGTGAAGCGGTCGATCATGCCGAGACGACCGTTGCGCAGCGGCGTAGTGCTGTCGCCGGTCAACGAGGCGTCCTTCAGCTCGGACTTCTTGATGAGGCCAGCTGCGCGAGCCGGAATCACAAGGAAGCGATCGCTTTCAGGGCAGTTCGCTTCATCCAAAACGGTGCCCATATCGACGATAAGGTCGACGATGGACACAGTCGAAGACGCGCCGTCCTTGGTGATGGTCAGCGGAGCGCCGGCCGTACCGAGGTCAAACGCGCCAGACTGGGCACCAGCAGTTGCGCCGCGGTTCAGCGTGCCAATATCGGGCAGCATGTCAGTCAAGACGCGCTGGTCGATCTTGATCTTCATCTGCTCGGACGCATCCTTGGACCACATGTCCATAAGGTTGACATCAGTCTGCACCTTATCGACGTCGTCCTCGACAACGGAGAAATACTCGCCCTTGTCGATGACCAGTTGCAGCTTTGGCTTGTCGGGGTTTTCCACGACGAGGTTCTGGCCTTTTACGTAATCACGGATAGTGATGTTTGGCTGGGTACGGATGTTGACCGTATCGCCCATGCTGCGAATTTCACCTTCGTAATCAGTGTTTGAGACAGCTGCGAGCACAGTGGCGTCGTAGAAGTTCTCAATAAGTTTGCCGCTCCAGATTTCCGGAATGAAGTTTCCGGTGTAGTTGGGGCGGCCCGGCGAAACGGGATATACCATTTTCGGCTCCTTGGTTTATGCGGTTACAATACGACCTTCCCGCTGTGCAGCGAAAATGTCGCGTTCAATACGGTCACGATCAGTCTCCTTGCCCTTATACTTACCCTTTTGAACATCGGTAAAGAACTGTTTGATGTCCTCAGTAGTATAGGTCTTGGCTTCGCCTTGGAGCTTATTACCGCCAGACCGGCCTTTGCCGGGTGCTACCTGACGTTCGAGCTCCGAGGCAGACTGAGTCCCCCGCGTGGTACGAGCATCGTGCCCACCAGTCATGCCCTTCCAAGTCGAGAAGAAATTAGCCACCCGCCGTGCGTCCATGCTGCGCTGTGCGGCATCAAGATACGTCTGGCGAGGGATACCCGTGAGCGGATCAACTTCGAGGAGCCATGACTGGAACTCCTGACTTGCGTTGGTATCCCGCCAATCAGGTACAGCCGTCTGTAGGTCCGCCCAAAACCGTTGCTCGTTGGACACAGCATAGTTCTGCGAAAGCTGCTGGACCTGTGGGACCACCGTACCTTGCATCTGCCGTACCAACCCTCTGAGGTCGTTGATCTCCCCGTCTTTCGTCGACATCTCCTCACGGAAGACGCGCCTCATGACTTCGATGGAGTCGCCATAATCTTCCATGTCCTGCTCGGTGACGAGCTTCTGGGCAGGAGCCTGCTCTTGTGCAGGTGTGGCGTTCATCGAGGTGATTAACTGCTCGAGTTGTTGAACACGATTACCAAGCTCACGCTTTTCAGTGTGGAGCCGGGGGACCTCAGCGTTGTACATTCCTTGCAGGGTTTTGTACTTTTGCTCAAGGGTCTTCTCGGTATTGTCGCTTGCAGGCTGCTCTGCTGCCTTGGGCGCGGGTGCTTGTTCTTGCCCGCTGTCGGTTTCACGCGCCGCACCAGTTTCCTCAACATACTCTACCGCGGCTTCGGCTTCGTTGCCCTGCCCGGTAGTGTCTACATTGAGTTCTTCGTACAGTTTGTTGACTGCCTCAGCTTGTTTCCGAACTTGCGCTGGTAGTGCCATAATGAACGCTCCTCATCGGTGTGCGTATTCCGCAGCTATCCTCTGGATTCTGCCGCTAATTCAGGGGACTTTTTCATAAGATCGTGAAGCTCTCTAAGAATTTGACACCGCCCCTGTGCAAGTGCCACGTTCTGTCCAACACTTGGTAGCTGCTCAAGCTCTTGACGGTACCAACCTTCGATCCATTCTAGGACCTCCGGGAACTGGCGCGCCGTCAAGGCGAGAGCTTTGACTACTTTAGGATCAGGGCGCTTCATCCCGAGCCTCCAGTGCTGCGATTCATCACGGTGTTTGCCTGCTGCCCACCCATCGGCATACCGCCGGGGAAGGTAGGCGCTGGCGCACCGGGTTGTTGTTGTTGTGCCCCTTGCGCAGCCTCGACAGCCAAGGCCCGCGAGGCCAGCTTCTGCTCATGAGACTGCTTATCACGGGACGGAATAATTTCATCGACCGGCATCTGCAGCCCCTTGGCTACCTCACGCAGGATCGCAGCACGCCCCTCGGGGCCCAGAATCTCTGCGTCGATGGGGTTAGCCGTGGCGTTGAGGAACTCAACGCGGCGTACATTGACGGTCTCTTTCACAGCAAGGTTGATCGCGCCCTTGGCAACAATCTCCACATCGCCTTTGATTGACTCATCAGGGTCGTACCGCATGTTGTAGACAAACTGCCGATTAACAATAGGACGTATCACATCACCGTCGATGTGCATAACGACCTGCCGGATGCCCTTACCCGCCGAGCCCATGAGCATCGACAGTCCGGACGCTGTGCGCCCCGCACCCTGCACGTTCGTGTCGCCGTAGATATAGGACGGGATGCCACTGTGATCGTCCGCGAGTTTCGAGAACCTGTCGTACACACCCATCAACTCGTTGGCACGTGAGTCCGGCTGCGAGAACCGCACGGCAGGCGCGCTTGACCCCAGCGGGTCATTCATAACCTGCCAGATTTTCCACGGGTGGATTTGAGTGATGTCCTCATTGGGTGGGATGCGTTCGAGGTTTACCTCGACCTGCGGACCCGACGCCAGACCCATGTTGTTGACGAGCGCACGCGCCGCGGCGTTACAGATACCCTGCAAATCCTCAATGATTTCAGGGATACCGCGGCCCCAGAACGCCCCGGGCTGTTTGATAAAGCTCGTCTTGGCGTAGGGCTTCTCCCCCAACGGATCGTAATTCAACACTGCCTTGATGACGTAGTTACCCACGACCCACACGTTGGCGTCGTACTCACGGGACTCGTCCGGCACTTCTTCTTCGTCCAGACCCCACTCGCGCAGCATCTCTCCGCTGACTTTGCCCCAGAACTCCAGCGCGTCGTACATATCGGTAGGTGAGTTGTACGCGTAATACAGACGCTCCTGCTCCTCTTTCTGGATCTCCACGTCTTCGCTGATCCACGACTGACCGTTACCAGTCTTGAGCACTTTGCGCACGGCGTCGTCGTCGTAGCCCGGCACACCGATAAGGTCCGCCAGTTCCATCCTGCTCATATGGTGATGTTCGAATATGTACCCGTCGTTGATGTGGCGGATACCCGGCTCAGGGTATATACGGAACGGATCGACCCGCTCGAACTCGGGCCCCAACCGCTCGGTAGCCTTGACCACCGTCGTGCCATCTGCAGCCTTGGAGTACCCCAGCACGCGCTGACGCCTCACGACCGGCCCCTTCACAAAGGCCGCCGGGAACGTCACGAGGTCAGTGATGAACTCGTTGAACGCCTCTGACCAGCCGCCTTGCTCGAACTGGTCCTCGATCTTGTATTTCATCTTGTCAGCGCGGTTCTGCGCTTCTTGCAGCACCCGGAACCGGTAATCCTGCGCCACCATCTCGCGTAGGGCAGACATCTCCTCCCCGGTCGGGGCTTGCCCGCTGGTCTGCAACATCTTGACAACCTCGGCCCCGAACGCTTGGGCGATCTCTGCCTCCGCTTCAGGCGGCAAGTCCGGCAGTGTCGTCGGGTTCAGGTCCCACGGGGGCATCCCCTGATCGAGCATGATGTCCCGCAGCCAGCTCTCAGCCGCCCGGCACTTCACCTCGGTAATCATCATGTAAACTTCAGACCCGCCTTGCGACTTGATCTGACTCAGCTTGTTAGCCTCGTACTCACCGTTGCGCTGCCGCATGGCCCGCAACATAATGTGCTCCATGGGTTTCTTCGCGATGCGCGCCGCGTCCCAGCACTCACGGAGGTAGGCTGTCAGCCCCAGAATGAACGGGTCAGTCTGCCGCGCCTGCAGCTCACGGTCAACTTGCTCGCGCTCTTGGCGTGCGAGTTCCTCGTTACCGACTACGCGCAGTAAGGTCAGACCGGCCATATTTCTCCGTCATCCATATATAGAACTTCATGTCAATATACACGTAGCACTTTGTTTCGGCAAGCCGAAGAAAAAACCCTCACCAGATATTATCCAGTGAGGGCAAGTCGGCAGTCGTACTAACAAGTTCCAACAGGGAGATGTCGGTTCCGTGACACATAATAGGTACTATGTCCACCCTGCAGATGCAACAGGTTTTACTTCCCGCCGCTCTATCATGTGCTGCCCTTCTCCCGCGGACGCAATATGTAGCATCAGGTACTGCAGCGCTTCGGCCACGTGGCTGTGTTTATTCTTGTCAATCCCGCCGTTCTTATCGAACCGGTAGCCGCCCATCATGGCAGCCTTGAGGCGCATGCACCTTGGGTCGAGCAGGAACCCCGGGTCACCGTCGACCTGCCGCATGAGGAACTCATCCACGGAGTTGATCCGCGCGCTGACCTTGTTGGTCTTGGCTGGGATGACCCGCAGCCCTTCTGCCTTGATGATGTCGACCGCGGTCCGCTCGTCGGTCTGCGCCCGCTGCGTACCCGCCGGGTCGACGACGATCAGGATGGGCGCGCCCGGGAACCGCTCGTAGATCAGTGGCTTGAGCATCGTCCGCACGAAACGCTGAATCCCCATGTCGAAGCTCACCAGCTCGTCGAAGATGAGCGCCCGGCCCCGCGGGTCCTGCTGCCCGATCACTGCCGCTGGCGTCAGCCCGAGGTCCATCCCCACCACGATGGGTCGGGTGCCGTTGCTGATCGGCCGCAAGGTCTGGCCGGCCATGTGGTAGTCCGGCCGGAAGTACTGGTAGACCGGCTTGCCGTTGCTGCTCAGCCCGTACTCACCGTCGATGAAGACCCGGATGTACTCCTCGCTGCGGCCTTGGGTGTCGTAGTACCCATCCGGCAGGTTCTCGATGTTCTCGGCGTAGACGCTCCGCCCTGAGGGCTGCTTGAACACGTCCCAGCCGTTGTCGTTCGTACTGACCCCGTCCTTGGGGTCAATTTTCTCCATCTGGTAGTACCACCACGTGTCCATCGTGGGCGGGTTGGTGTCCCCCCACATCCCATGCCACGTCGGCCCGCCGTCCTTGTTGGACGGGAATCGCCCGATCCGTTTGGACATCGCGTCCACGATCTCGGGGTGGATGTCCCTGCACTCGTTGAACCACGCGAAGGTAAGTTCGAGCGAGTTGAGGTTGGCCACGTCGTCCGCGTCGTCCAGCGCCCGGAACATAATCTCACACTCGATGTCACCGACCTCGAAGAAGTAGGTCTTGGTGGTGCGCATGTACCGCCCACACACCCCCGGCGGGAACCAGTCGAGGAACGTCTTGATCGTGGTATCCTGCAGCTGCCGCGCCGTCTCACGGACCACAGCCGCCCGTGTCCTGCGCTTACCTGTGTTGGCGTCCGGCAGCTGTGCTGCTGCCCTGCGGATGATCTCGAAGCTGCATGTCACCGACTTGCCCGAGCCCACAGGGCCTATGAGCGTGCGCATCTTGGCGTCGGACTTCATGAACTTTTGCCCTGTGGGCGGTGGGGTGTAGTCAATCTCAAGCGCCATCAGTTAACCTCCCGTTCACGACCATCGAGTGAGTGGTGGACATAGATCAACTCCTCTGCCTCGTCGTCCAGTGTCGGTCCACACCAGCAGTCTGCCGAGCACTCGTGCTCCTTCAGATCGTTCAGGGGGATTACATGCCAGTCGCCTACACCCTCATCCATGCCCGTGCCCCCGCGCCAATATCACCACGGTCTCCCGCGGCCGGCCTTCTGGGCGGCGGTGCGTTCTGCCACGTGGGGGGACGATCTTCGTCCGGTACGAGTGGCCCGCGCTCTCAAGCGCATGGCGTAGGTCTTCATGTTCTTGAAGCGTTTGCAAACGTGCTGCAGGGGCGCCCTCATACGTACTACTGAAAATCGTCTGAATCGAGTTCATAGGCTTCCCCTTCCACGTCCGCTGTCAGGGTCATGGGCGGTGTATTGTTCCCGAAGTTGATGTTGATCTTCACACCACCGCCGCCAGCCGCGGTCTCCTCGGTCTTGGCTTCCAGCCCGGCCCACTTGACCGTGGACTTGATGAGGTCAGCCTTGACTGCTGGGGATACATTCGGGCTGTGGATCAGCCCCCAAGACGTTGTGAGGAGCTCCTCAGCCTGCGCCCGAGCCTTGAGCTTGAAGGTCATGCCCTTCTCTCGGATGTCCTCGCGGTAGGATTCCACGCGCTTGAGAAACACCGGGTCCTTGTTGAACACCAGCAGGTCCGAGGCGGTTACGCCGTGCCGGTCCTTGATCTCATCCAAGTCCTCCCCGCTGCCCTCTAGGGCAAGGGCGATGTCGAACGTCAGACGGTCCGACCATTTGGTGTGATGCAGCGGGTATGTGTCCATGGCGCTAAGATAGCGCGGGGTGGTGGGGTCTGACAAGGGGGTATGCAAAGTATACAGTTTGGTTTCTGGGAGGCTCGAAAGTATACACGTTCCTTTTTTTGGCCTGTGCTTTGCGAGGTTTACTACACTACCGGGGGGGTAAAAATTTCCCTGTCCATGTGGCCCCCCTGCCCCTGCCCCTGCCCTATACGGCGCGCCGCGCAAGTATACATGCACCCCTATAAAACGCCATAAAACAAAGTGAATTTGACAGTGCGTGTATAGTTTGCTATAAATAATTCATCGAAACGGCGGCGACGTCCGATCGGTAAGGGCCACAAACCCACGCTTTTTGACATCGTTGAACACACCTAGGGACGTGATCCCGATAATGGGGTCATGCTCTTTCAATCTTAATCCTCGAAAGGGAACGACTATGACTAAACGTGATGCATCCGAATTGACTTGGGTTCTAGTTTCTTTAGAAGCCAATGCAGCACTCGCCAAGCGGCTTGATGCCGTGCGGCTTGCTGAAAAAGCTTACAAAGACATCAAAGCGTCTTTTGAAACGCAATTCGTTGCTGCCGCCCGCAAAAAAGGATCCCTTGACGAAGGCTTCACTCTTGCCTTTGGATACCGCTTTGGCACGCTCAAGGTTGCCAAGGTTCCAGAGCGAGAGTCACGCGTGACTAAGGCAAGTACTAAGCCTGTCTTTAAGCTCTAATCACAATGGCCAGCCCTCAAGGGCTGGCCACCTTTAACCTAGGAGAAAAATACTATGACTATGCAAAGACTGGCGCGCCAAGAGAACTTGGCGGTAAAGAACTCTTGGCGCGCGGGCGCATTCGACCATGAAGAAATAGCCGAAATCATGGCACGTATACCGGAAAGCTGGTACGGTCCGGCTCGGAAAAAACCCCGTATAAGCAAAAAACCCAAGGCTTGGAAGCAAAAAAGTCGAGGCTTGGAAGGCTTGGAAGCCAAGCGGCTCGCTTACTGCCATGCCCGGATAATCTGGGTACTATGAAACTAACGGCCAGCCTGCAAGGGCTGGCCGCCTTTAATCAGGAGAAAAATACTATGGCACCACGCATTGATAAGAAACTGCGGCAGTACGACGGCTATGTTAGCCGCATCGGTCAGTTGGAAGCCAAGCGGTACCTCGCAGCCCGTGAACAACCACCTCGTTTCTCTCGGCATACGTCGGGGGGATTTAGGGTGCGCGCATACTTGACAGCATTAGTCGGGGGGTATTTGTCTACTTTAGTAGTGTATACTTACACTATACACGTATACTAAAAAACTATCTACTTTATATTGTGTGTTATCAGTATGTTAGCCAAACAGTACACGCATCTATCTACTTTTTGCTGTATAGTTTGTCTTGATACGATACAGCTTGTGTAACGTATTGGAGCTTAGTATACACGTATACTTGGAAAAAAGCCTGTAAAACCAAGGGTATACCAAGGGGTAGTAGTGTGTATATATAAAGTATCTATATAATATATCTATCTATCTACGTTTTTTATACTGTTCTATCGTGCAAAACCCTATTTCGAGTAAACGAGTCACGCCCCCACTTTCTAACATAGCGCGTTTAGTTTCGAGTAGATAGATAGATAAGTATATAGTTCCTGCAATATCAAGCACTTGCGCGTCCGCCATCTATCTACATTGAATGATTTCAAGTACTTACAAGTAGATAGCTTCTTGGTACATACTTGGCACACACTTACGAAAAAACTCAACAAAATCAAGGGCTTAACCCCGAACTTGACACGGCTCGGCTGACGTGCTAGTTTGAAAATCGCCAAGCCCAACCCGGCTCGGTGGTATAAAATCTCTCTTTTACAGGAGCTAACTACTATGTTTAATAATATCTTCATGGACGACGGTGACAGTGAAGTTGACACTGCGCCAGTGACTTGGGTCAACCTCGCCGACCTAAGTGAACACACTTCCCAGCGTATACTTACCATCCGTCCTCGTCGTCGTACCTATCTACACCAGTCTGACGCTGGTTATGACTGGGCTGCTGGTCGTGAGTTTGTGATTACTTCCGAGGCAAGCCCCTACTGTGGACAGGTAGTGGCAGTAGACGAACGTCGTCACCTCGTTGAGTATGGTTACACTCATGTACAGATTCACTACAACAACGTGTCAGCACCGCTGATGCTTTCCCTCGTAAAGTAAGGATGACTACGCTATGAACTATACAATCGAGACCGACGAGCACAGCCTTGAGGCAACCGCCGACGTGCTGCGTATTATCAACCCCGGTAAGTCCAGTGCTGCCCATATCAGGGCCATGGTCAACGCTAATATGTGGGATGGTAGTACTTCCATGGGTACTGCTGGCTGGGAAGCCGCTGGTTTCTTCCCTGACCATAAGCCCGGTGTAATGGTAGTCCGCTTTGCTGTCGCTGCCTACACAGTACAGTGCTGGCTTGATAACAACCCCACCAAGGAGATCAACTGATGAACGAGATTATACTGGACCTCGCCGCGGTCTACACCAACCAGTACCGCACCAAGTGTGAACAGCTTGGTCAGCCTGTAGACAAGGCGCTTCTACGGAAGCACGTCGCCGATAGGTTCGGTGCTACCTACGCTGCAATCTTAGTTCCATGAAGTCGAAACAGACCACCAAGGTGGTCTGTCTGCCGTGGTTGGCTACCACGGCACTGACGAGACAAGCCCAAGGAGATCAACTAATGTTCGGAAGAAACATCGAGTTACCATCCCACCATATGCTGTCCTACAACACAGCACTGCTCAAGTACAACTCCATCAAGCCTATCCGTGGTCGGTCAGACCAGAACACAAGGCCACTGACCAACCGTGGTAGCGACAACCTGACCATCCGGATGGAGCCAACGACCAGTGACATACTGGTCCGGCTCTACTCCACGGATATTATCCGCTACACCTACCAAGCTGCTGGTGACAACGACCTGTCCCCTATTGTCCTCGACCCTTACCCCTCTATCCTGACCAACCGCGTCATGTGGTTAGTCCTCGGGCCCTATGTGAATACCCACTGGTCAGACAAGGGCCTCATCACCGAAGTGGGTGGTCGGTACTACAAAACCCCGTCCTTCGCCGTGGTCCAGCCCAAGGAGACTGGTTGGGAACTCGTCGATGGTAACAAGCCCATCGAGGTGCCGTGTCTCAACCGTAAAGAGGGCAAGCAGGCCCTCAAGGACAGCAACTACTACACGTTCAAGCTATGGTTGGAGACACGTATTCGTCTCAACTTGTGTCCACTTGCCCCCCGTTGGGGCGGTGCGTTCTCATGGACACCACGAGAGGCTATGGCCTACCTCAAGCAAGGTGAGACTGGTTGGGCTGAGATCGCTGCCCGCTTCTCTAACCGTGTGCCGTTGGAGCAGGAGCTGCGTAGCCTCCGTGAAGCTGTCTACAAGTACGAGATGTGCTACGACAGCAAGATGTATGAGTATTTCGACAGCTACACCAATATGACCAACGCCTTGAACCAGATCAAGGACCACTGACATATGTCGAAACGCCCTACGGGGCGTCTGGCATGGGTGGCACCCATGTCACTGATGAGACAAGCCATATAATAGGAGCCGCAAATGCGTGCTAAATTACTCAAAGACACACTCAAGTCGCTGATTCCACTCGGTCGATCCGTAGCTATCGAGGGGCCTCCGGGGGGTGGTAAGACCACCATTGTCCATGAGGTGGCCGAGGCTATGGGGTTACCTGTCGTGGAGCGGCACATGCCGACCATGCTGGTCGAGGACTTTGGGATACCCTACCCCGACGCTGCCGGCGACAGCTTCAGCTACAAGCTGCCCGAATGGTTCCCATTCAAGGGCAAGGCCGGCACCGAGCGCGGTGGTATCCTACTGTTCGACGATCGGAACCAAGCCAACGCCGACCTACAGAAGGTACTGGCCAACATCCAGCAGGCTCGGACCCTACACGGCAAGCCCTTGGCCAATGGGTGGACGGTGGTGTCAACGGGTAACAGGCAGTCCGACAGGGCTGGTGCCAACCGTGTTTTGAGCCACTTGCGTAACCGTGAGACCGTGCTTGAGTTCGAGACACACCTCGACGACAGCACACAGTGGATGATCGACAACGCCGTACACCCCATGGTCATCGCCTTCACACGGTTCCGGCCTCACTTGCTGCATGACTTCGACCCACAGCGTGACGTCAACCCGACACCACGGTCATGGGTCGAGGGTGTCAGTGCAGTGCTTGGCAACGTGCCAGCCGAGGCAGAGTACGAGTGCTTCAAGGGTGCCATTGGTGAGGGTGCCGCAGCTGAGTTTGTTGGGTTTGTGCGTATCTACCGTAAGCTGCCCAACCCCGATGCTATTCTCATCAACCCCGATACGGCAGAGGTACCGACTGACCCGGCCACACTCTACGCCTTGTCCGGTGCCTTGGCTGACCGTGCCACCGAGGCCAACTTGGAACGTGTTGTGACCTACACCGGCCGTATGCCTGCCGAGTTCTCGGTCCTTAGCATCTCCCATGCTGTCCGCAAGACACCCGATCTGGCCAACACACAGGCCTTTACTCGCTGGGCATGGGCGCACCAAGATGTCCTCTTTTGAGCCCAAGAGGCCGACGTTTGTCCACTGGTTGCGTACCAGTGGACAGATCGCTGACGCGGAACTCGACGGCCTCGCCGAGGAGTGGGTCAAGTACCGCAAAGAAGCCGCAATGAATATAGGCTTCACCACTGAGCCCACCACGTGGGACCAGTTCGTCGCCAGCAGATACGCACGCAAAGTGCTGGCCTATCAAGCGTATCTCCGACTGACCGGAGCCGCACCAACCTTAAAGAAGGACTGATATAATGCAACTATCTGACCGAGCACTGCTTGTGCAGCTCAACATCTCCACGTGGTCTGCCAACAAGCTGGACAAGGAGATCAGCACCGAGACCACCCGCAACAAGGGTGCCATCTCTGGTTCTGTCCGCTCTCACAAGAGCCTGCTGCCAATGTGTGACCTGCTGGACGACATCAAGAAGAAAGCCAGCCTGATCCGCACCAAGTTCTACGAGAACACCCTGCCGTGGGGTGTGAAGGGTATCCAAATCCTGCCGACTGCCAACTACCTCACCTTTATGACCGACTTCCGCAAGGAACGTAGCGAGTACGAGATGCTGGTACGGCGCTTTGTACCAGAGTATCCGCAGCTTGTGCAGGATGCACAGCACTTCCTTGGCTCAGCGTACAAGGTCGAGGACTACCCCGATGCCAGCGAGATCAGCGACAAGTTCAAGATGGACCTTGGTGTCATGCCAGTACCCAACAACGACTTCAGAGTGAACATCGCTGACGCTGAGCTGTCCCGTATCCAAGACGAGGTCGAGGCCCGTGTAAAGCAGGCTGCGACTGGTGCTATGCAAGAGGTATGGCAGCGGCTCTACGACAGGGTGGTCCACATGGCGGACCGTCTGGCCAAGCTGGACGACCCCAAGGCACGGTTCCACGAGAGCACACTGGATAACATCACCGACCTGTGTGACCTGCTGCCACGGCTCAACGTGATGGACGATCCCAACCTTGAGGCTATGCGTCAAGAGGTTGAGGGTAAGCTGGCCGGACTGAGCAAGGACAGCGTTGTGATGAACACCACGTTCCGACAGACCAAGATCGACGAGGCCAACGAAATCGCTACCAAGATGGCAGCCTTTATGGGAGGATTGAAGTGACACTACCTGACAAGCTGTTCGAGCGGGTGGACCGACTGATCGAACTAGAACTTGAGAAGGTCGAACTGCTGCGCAAACTCAAGCGGGCGTACATGCTGGCCAACGTGGTCGGTGTGCACCCCAACCAGATCAAGGGCAAGCTGGCTGTTCGTGTCTACGAGAGCGGCAGGATGGTCGCCCCTTGGCAAGGCACAGATTTCGCTGTCCAGCTGGATGGTGAGGAGGTGGCCCGTAAGAAACTGACCGACGTGCCACTGGACCTGTGGCCCGACGACATACGGGTCAGGTATGAACGACACAAAAAGAGGGAGGGAGCCTGATGACCACCTTTGACAAGGAGTATGTCAAGGCCAGACTGAGGTGGGCAGTGTCCGCTGCCGAGCAGCCACACTACGGCTGCAATGTCACCGAGATCGACAACTTACACGAGGCCATAGACGTAGTGCGTGGACTAATTGAAGAACTGGAGAAAAACTGATGGACCCGATGGAACGACTGAGCAAGGCCAAGACCAGCCTGATCCTAGAGCACCCCTTCATTGGCAGCGTGGCACTCAACATGCCCATGTCACTGAGCGACGAGGTGCCTACGGCAGCCACCAATGGCAAGCGTGTGCTGTACAACCCCGACTTCATCGAGCCGCTGACTGACGAGGAACTCAAGTTCCTTGTGGCCCATGAGTGTCTGCATCCCATGCTGGAGCACAACTACCGACGTGGTGCCCGTGACCCCAAGAAGTGGAACAAGGCCGCCGACTACGTCATCAACCAAATCGCTGCCAAGATGGCAGCCTTTATGGGAGGACTGAAGTGGCGGTAAACTTAGCAAAACGTGGGGCAGAGCTCGTACTAGCAGACCAGTTCTGCCTTATGGCCGCAGAAGCAGGCAAGATAGCCGACATATTCAAGACTAGGCCCGACGAGTTCGGGCTGTCGCGTATCGCAGCTTTTGTAGATGGGTTCAACCAGATTGTGGATGAAACCAACGAGGTAGCCGTGTCCTACATGGCTGCCGAACGTATCAAAGGAAGGAAGTAACTGATGTTTTACCTGATGAAAGAAGACGGCGAGGAGTTCTGGTCTGAGGCAGCTAATGACGCCGAAGCACAGGACAGCGCCGCTGTGTGGAACGCTGTCGTGATCCGTAAGGCCACGGCCCAAGAGCAAGCAGAACTGGAGAAAAACTGATGGACCCGATGGAACGACTGAGCAAGGCCAAGACCAGCCTGATCCTAGAGCACCCCTTCATTGGCAGCGTGGCACTCAACATGCCCATGTCACTGAGCGACGAGGTGCCTACGGCAGCCACCAATGGCAAGCGTGTGCTGTACAACCCCGACTTCATCGAGCCGCTGACTGACGAGGAACTCAAGTTCCTTGTGGCCCATGAGTGTCTGCATCCCATGCTGGAGCACAACTACCGACGTGGTGCCCGTGACCCCAAGAAGTGGAACAAGGCCGCCGACTACGTCATCAACCAGCTACTGGTGGACGAGGGCATCGGCAAGTTCATCGAGGGTGGCTGTCTCGACCAGACCATCTACACCAACGGCGGTGGTACGAGCGATGGTATCTACAGCCTGTTGCCAGACACCGATGGTGACGGTGACAGCGACGGTATCGGCGGTACTGGTAACGACCTTGAGGACGGCGAGGGTGGCCAAGCTGAGCAGGCTCAAGAGGCTGCCGAGTGGAAGATCAAGGTGGCCCAAGCGGCGCAGGCTGCCAAGATGATAGATAAACTGAGCGCCAACATGGCCCGACTCGTCGACGAGGTACTCAAGCCCAAGGTGGACTGGCGCGACGTGCTGCAACGGTTCGTGCAGAAGGCCAAGAACGACCAGCGTACCTTCGCCAGACCCAACCGCAGGTTCCTGAGCCAAGGACTGTACATGCCCTCAACCAGTGGCGAGGTGCTAGGTGAGTTGGTGTTCGCCGTGGATATGTCTGGCTCGATCAGCGATGCCGAGAAGAACCAGTACGCAGCGGAGTGTCGGCAGGTATTCGAGGACGGCAAGCCGTCCAAGATACACTTCATCTTCTTTAGCCACGAGGTCTGTGCTTATGACACCATCGAGCGTGACGGTGACTTCGAGTTCAACCCACGTGGCGGTGGTGGTACAGCGTTCAGCCCTGTGTTCAAGCACATCGAGGAGCAGGGTATTGACCCCGCTGGTATCGTGTTCCTCACCGACCTGTACTGTCATGACTTCGGTGACGCACCTGACTGCCCTGTGCTGTGGGTGACGACCGGAGCAACAAGCGCGCCGTTCGGCGAGATCGTGGAGATGGAATGATGCGGGTCGGACTTACAGCGTCAGCCTTTGATATACTCCATGCGGGGCTGTCGTCCACCCTACAGAGGAGCAGACTGACCAAATGACCAACAGACCAACAAACCTTGAGCCAGCGGTCGGGAGGCTGCTGGTCACAGCCGAAGGCTACACATGGGTAATTACGGTGGTCCACCCCGACGGGGCGCTTGATCTGCATGATCCGTCCCCCACAGCCTACGAGGAGCGCAACGCAGCCGTCCACACGGGGGACTGGATCGCCGCTGATATGGACACGCTGCGGGCCTATGCCCGCCTAACAGGGCTGGAATTACGATGATGGACACACTCATACTGATGGCGGCCATACTGATCGCCACTTTCTGGGTTGGCTTCCAGCAACGGACGCTGACTACAACACTCAAGCGGTTGGAGAAAGTGGAGAGGCGGCTGCACTCAGCCAAGTTGACACTGACCAGCACTAAGCAAACCAACGAGGAACTCATGGCTGAGTCCATGTCCCTCAAAGCAGTACTTACGGACGTAGCAAAGGGAGAAGCACATGTCTGGATCGGAGAAGATGGTGACGTCAGAGCAGCGCGAAAGGCTGATCGAAAGACACCGATACACTAACGTCGAGTACGACAAGTGGTGGGACTGCGTGTACGCAGACTTCAAGGAGGACATGCGAGAGGTTGGTATCTGGGTAGACCGTATGTACTTCAGCGGGTTCTCGTCGCAGGGCGACGGGGCCTGTTTCGAGGGATCATTCGACAACCTGCGGACCTACCTCGACCATCACCACAAGGATCAGTACCCCATGATCCGCAAGCTGCTGGCGTCAGACGGTTACGTCTACGTCACGAGCCGTGGGATGTACTGTCACGCGAACTCCACCAGCTTCAGCACTGACCACGACACGTTCTACCGACTGGTCGAATGTCCGACGGAGTTTCACGAACAGATCGTGGATACATGGGACAGGCAGCTGGAGGACGAGGCTGATGACTTCGAGAAGGACGTGATCGAGCAGTGGCGATCCTACATGCAAGACCTCTACCGCAAGCTGGAGGCTGAGTACGACCACCTCGTCAGTGACGAGGCGGTGTGGGACACCATCGAGGCTAATGAATTAGACATGGATGAGGAGGACTTAGATGAAGCTGCCTGAGATATGGGCGAGGTGCGACTGGTGCTACGAGAACGCACCTGAGATGGCCGGACACCCCACTCAGGATGTGGCGTGGGGCGAGCGCACCGGGTACTGGCTGTGCGAGGAGTGCTGGGCGGAGATGGAGGACGCGGACGGCGGGGCCAAGCCACCCTTGGTGTACGCCGACGACCTGATGTTGAGTACAGAAGACCAGCTCAACAGACTTATCGCTGCCGCGACGCGACGGCGACTTTCAACTTGACATAGTATACAAACTAAACTACAATACAGGAGAGTAATATGAGTAAGAGGCCAGTGACCCTCGCACCTGCCCCATGGGGTGAGAGTGACGAGGACCGCGTATGGTACCACCTTGTACACAACAACTTATCGACAGCGGCAGAGGCCGCCGATGTTTGTGGTGTGACTGAACAGTTTGCGCAGAGCCTGCTCGACAGGGTCGGCACACCACGAGAAGTATTTATTAGAGAAGCAGAGGAGAAAGCTATGACTACATCTACACTGGCCACACAGGTTGGCGGCAACCACTATAAGGACATGGGTATCCAGCCGTGGCAGGCCATGGAAGCGTGGCTCACACCAGACGAGTACCGTGGGTACCACAAGGGCGTGGCGATTGCGTACCTTGCACGTGAGCGGCAGAAGGGTGGCCTCGATGACATCAAGAAAGCTATCCACCACCTGCAACGCCTTGTGGAGATGGCAGATGTCTGATGACCCGCAAGAGCGTGTTGGCCGCGGGCAATGGTTCAGCCACGATGGGCCCGTCTGGATCAAGGATCTGGGGGATGAATACATTTTGAATTGCTACAAGACCTGCCTGCGCCACGACAACCCGAAGGCAGATGAACTGCTGGAGGAGATCAGAAACAGAAACATGGAATGGAGATTAGAGACATGACTGGATACCAACAAACATTTGGCCCTGTGGT